AAGCAGGCCGAGGCCGACCTGCTCCTGAAGAACAACCGCAAGTGGCGCAAGGTCGTGCCGCTGTTCCAGTGCTCGGAGCTGGACGATTTGACGCTCGCGGTCGGCGAGCTCGCGGCCCGCGCCCTCACGGCCAAGTACCTGACCGACGAGAGCGGCAACACCTGCTACGACTACATCCAGTCCACCGAGACCAACGCCGCCTAGGAGGGGGCATGAAGGAAATCACTTTCACCGTTGACGGCGTGGATGGCGAGTTCGTCTGCGACGCGGACGAGCTGAAGAGCTACAAGACCGCCAAGCAGCTGGCACGCGCCGATGAGGACTTCTCCCTCTCGTTCGACGTGATGGAGCGCGTGTTCATGGGCAACGACGAGGAGTACATCGAGCGCCTTGGCGGCAGCGTCGACCGCCTGAACGACCTTCTGGTCGCTGCGCTCGGCGCGGTTGGCGATGACGCAAAAAACTCGTCGGCTTCGCCTCAGACCTCGAAGCCCACAGAGGCGAAGTAATAGCGGATTTCCAGCAGTTCTACGGCATCGCCCTCCCGTTGGAGGGCGGGCCGCAGGACTGTAGGCGCATGGCACTGCTCTGGAAGCACCTCCCCGCCGATTCGAGGACTGCCCGCAGGCAGTGTCCAGAGCTTGAGTGGGGCGTGGAGGCGTACCTGCTCCGATTGATCGAGAACGAGCTGGCGGGGCTCGTCTGGGGCATGGCAGACACCAAGAAGAGGCCTCCCAAGCCGCCCGAGCCGGTGAAGATGCCCGGGGAGCTGGCGGAGGCGAGGGCGCACAGGGACAACGCCCTGCGCGACAAGGAAGAGATCACGAGGCTCTTGGGATTGGAGGGCATGGTAGATGGCTAACGTCGGAACCGCATACGTGGCGATCATGCCGTCCATGGACGGCTTCGCGAAGGCGATATGCAAGGACTTCGGCAGCGCGGGCAGCTCCGCCGGCAAGACCTTCGGCGACGGCCTGTCCAGCGGCACCGAGAAGGGTACCTCCAAGTCGAAGAGTTCCCTCTCCAACCTCGCGGCAACGGCCAAAGACCAAGCGGGCTACATGGGCCTCGCCTTCGAGGAGTCGGGGGCGAGGCTCAAGGCCGCGATAACGCAGAGCGGAGCGTGGCAGACCCTGACGGGCTACGCCGCCAGCGCATCGAACGGCATCAAGAGCGCCTTCGCCGGAATCAAGGAGGGCATCTCCTCCAAGCTCTCCGGGGTGGGGTCTGCGGTGCAGGCGGTCCTCTCCAATGTGGGAAGCATCGGCAGCACCGTCATGACGGCGGCGGCGTCGATGATCCCCGCACCGCTGAAGTCCATGGCTTCCGCCGTCGGCACCATCCTGTCGCCCATAGCCTCCACCGCCAAGGCCGCGCTCGCGCCCATGGCATCGGCCTTGGGCCAGGCCGGTACCGAGGCGGCTTCGAGGCTGAAGGAGGGAATCTCCAATGCAGCAGGCCACGTGACCGCCGCGCTGGCAACCGCAGCCAAGGCGGCGGGTGTCGGCGCTGCGGCGGTGGTCGCGGCGGTAACAGCTGTAACGGGCGCGGTGCTGGGCAACTATGCCGACTACGAGCAACTTGTTGGCGGCGTCGACAAGCTCTTCGGCAGCGCGTCCGGTAAGCTCCAGTCCTACGCGGCGGAGGCCTACCGCACGAGCGGTTTGAGCGCGAACCAGTACATGGAGCAGGCCACGAGCTTCTCCTCGAGCCTGATCCAGTCCCTCGGCGGGGACACCGAGAAGGCGGCCGATTACGCCAACCTCGCCATGACGACCATGAGCGACAACGTGAACGTATTCGGCTCCAACATGGGGGACGTGCAGAACGCCTTCCAGGGTTTCGCCAAGCAGAATTACACCATGTTGGACAACTTGAAGTTGGGCTACGGCGGAACGCAGTCCGAGATGCAGCGCCTCATCGCGGACGCCAACAAGCTCCCCGGCGTGATGCGCGATGGCTCCGACCTCGCCATCGACTCCTACGCCGACGTGGTGGAGGCCATCGCCCGCGTGCAGCAGGCGCAGGGTATCGCAGGCACCACCGCCAAGGAGGCGGCCTCTACCATCTCCGGCTCCATCGGCATGGCAAAGGCCGCGTGGGGGAACTTCCTCACCGCCCTGGGCCGCGACGACGTGGACTTCTCGAAGGTAACCACGCAGCTCCTGGAGTCAATCGGAGCCGTGGCGACCAACGTGGCCCCGCGCGTGGCGACAATCGGCGCGAACATCATCGCGGCCTTCCCAGCGGCCCTCTCCGGGCTTGCAGGCATCCTCGCGCCCATCGTGTCCGAGGCCCTTGCGTCGGCTTGGAACATCGCCGCTCAGGCGCTTTCCTCCATTGGCATCAAGCTGCCCAGCGTGGACGCCTCGCAGATTCTCGGCGCCTTCCAGTCAATCGCGGACTTCGTGACCGGGACGCTCGCCCCGGCCTTCGCCCCCGTGGCTCAGGCGCTGGGCAACCTCGTCTCCACGGTGTGGCCGATGCTGCTCCCCATAATCCAGCAGCTGGCCGGGATTCTGGGCGGCATGGCGCCCATCATCGCCGCCATACAGGCAACGGTCATCAACGTTGCGACGCAGATTATGGCCTTCGTCATGCCCATCATCACGCAGCTCCTGGCCTTCATCAACGCGAACATGCCGCTGATCCAGCAGGTGGTGACCACGGTGATGAACGCCATCCAGCTGGCCATAACCTTGGCGCTCGGTGTCATCCAGGCCGTGTGGAACGCCGTCTGGCCGGCAATCAAGGCGGTCATCGACGCCGTCTGGCCGCTCATCAGCACCGCCATCAGCACCGCCATGACCGTCATCCAAGACGTCATCAACATCGTCATGGCCGCGATCAGCGGCGATTGGAGCGGGGTCTGGAACGGCATCAAGCAGCTCGCCTCCGACATCTGGAACGGCATCAAGTCGCTGGTCTCCGGCGCCATCAACGCCGTCTCCTCGACAATCTCGAGCGTCATCAGCTCGATTCAGTCGGCGTGGAACAGCGCGTGGAGCTCCGTCAAGTCGTTCTTCAGCGACATCTGGAACGGCATCAAGAGCGCGGCCTCGGATGGCGTGAGCGCTGTCTACAACACGGTGACGACCATCAAGGACAAGATTCTCGGCTTCTTCTCGGGGGCCGGTTCCTGGCTGGTCGAGTCGGGCAGGTCCATCCTGAACGGCCTCAAGGACGGCATCATGGGGGCCATCGGCTCCGTCACGTCCACGATCTCGGGTGCGCTCAAGGGCATCCGCGACCTGTTCCCGTTCTCCCCCGCCAAGGAGGGGCCGTTCTCGGGCCACGGCTGGGTGCTCTACTCGGGCATCTCCATCGCCGAGGCGCTCGGCGAGGGCTTCGCGCGGGCCGTACCGGGCGCCGTCGGCGACTTCGAGGCGGGAATGTCCCGCCTGTCGGGCGTCACGTCCATGGCGGCGCCCGGCATCACGGCCAGCCCGCGCGCAGTCGCGGCAGGCCCGTCCTACACCTTCTACATCGACGGCGCGCAGGTCGCGGACGACGAGCGCCTCGCGTCGGCGCTCATGGCGGTCGCAGAGCGCGTCAAGGTCAGGAAGGGGATGAGGTAGTGTCCTCCTACGATCACGACCTTTCCATCTGGATCACAGAGGTATCCGCGACGGGCTTCCGCGTCAACGGCCGCGTGAAGCTCGGACGGAATTCCTACAACGCCAACGGCTTCCACGTCGAGACTGGCGTGAGCGGCTACGGCTCGCGCGGCCACACCGCCAGCATCGGCACCAGGGGCGGCAGCTACGATTTCAGCGACTACTACTCCGTCGGCACGTCCTACGACGCCAGGAGCTTCAGCTGCCACGTGTCGGCAGACCTCAGCTGGTCGGGCAACGGCACCAACACGGGCAACCCCGTCTACGCCACGGCGTGGACTCCCGCGAGCGAGTACAACCAGCCCTATCCGCCCAAGAACCCCGCAGTTGCCCGCGTCTCGGACACCCAGGCGAAGGTCACGTGGTGGAGCAACTACGACAACGCCTCCGGCCGTCACTGGCACAAGGTCTACGTCGAGCGCTCCACGGATGGCGGCGGATACTCGCAGATCGCCGCCCTGAATTGGGACGTCACCAACTACATCGACAACGGCGTGAGCGCGAACCATTCGTACGCCTACAGGCTCCGCGCGGCGAACACCAAGTACAGCGATTACGTGACGGCGGGCACGGTGTACAACACACCCGCAGCGCCGAGGTCGGTCGCGGCCTCGCTCGTCTCTGCCGGCACCGTGCGCGTGGACGCCGACGTGACCAACGTCAACACCGCCACCTCGTATGCCATCGAGCGGAGCGTGGACGGCGCGGAGTGGGTGAAGGTCTCCGAGGTCGCGTCATTCCCCTACGATGACGCGGGCGCGGCCGGCATGGTCTCCTACCGCGTGCAGTCGATGCGCGGCGCGCTCGCGAGCGCATGGGCGGCATCCGACCAGATAGCGGCCATCACGCCCCCGCTTGCGCCCAAGGTCGCGCTCGCGGCGGCGGTCATGCCCGTCGGCGGCGGAGTGGGAGTGTCGTGGACGCCCAACCACCCCGACGGCTCCGCGCAGGAGGCCGCGCAGGTCGGCTACACGGTCGACGGCGGCGCCGAGGCCGTGCTGGGCGTGGAGGGCGCGGCGGCGTCTGCCGTCATCCGGGATGACGGAACCCCGCACTCGTGGTCCGTGCGCGTCCGCACCAAGGGCGCGCACGAGGACTGGGGCGCGTGGTCCGCACCGGCGCTCTGCGCCACCGCCGTCCCACCGCAGGTCGTCATCACGCGCCCCGCGTCGGACGACGACGTGATGTCCGAGCTGCCGTTCTCGATCGAGTGGCAGGTCTCGCCCGAGACCCCCGACGCCTCCACCACGGTGCGCGTCACGGCGGGCGCGGCGTCGTACAGCGCCCAGCTTCCCGCAGGCGCCAGGTCGCTCTCCATCGGGCGCGACAGCCTCTTCCCGGCGAGCGGGGAGGACATGACCGTCGCGCTCGAGGTCGTGGGCACCTCGACGCTCCGCACGACCGTAGAGCGGACCTGCTCCGTGGAGTACGCCTCCCCCGCCATCCCGGCCGCCGAGGCGGTCGTGGGCGAGCTGCTGTCGGTGTCCGTCACCGTGCGCTTCGGCGGCGACGGGTGGAGCGTGGTCGGCACGGGCCTCATGTCGCCCGAGTACGAGGTGGAGGATGACGCGATCCCCATCAGCGCGGGCGCGGAGGTGGTAGACGGCGCGGCCGAGATAGGCGACACCGCTGCCACCGAGAGCGTGGACGTGGTGCGCGTCATGCCCGACGGCTCCCAGTGGGTGGTCGCCGACGGCATGGCGGACGGCGAGTCGTGCATCGACCCGCTGCCGCCCATCAACACCGGCTACAGCTACCTCGTCGTTGCCCGCGCCCAGTCGGGCGCCGTCTCCACGCTCACCGTCCCCATGAGGGTCGAGAGCCGCTGCTGGGCCGTCAACTTCGGCTCGGCGGCGCAGGGCGGGCGGCTGTTCGAGCTGTCCCCGTCGTCCAGCGTGGACGTGTCCCGCACGGGCGAGCTGCTCCGCTTCGCAGGGGGCGGGCTGCCGATGTTCTACGGCGACGGCGGCGTCAGCTCAAAGATGTCGCTCGGCTTCAAGCTGCTCAGCGCGTCCGAGGTCACGGAGGTCGAGTCGATGTTCCGCGAGCACGCCGTGGCGTGGCTGCGCGACCCGATGGGCCGCAGGCTCCGCGCGAGGGTGTCGCTCGGCACGTCGATGGTCGTGAGGGACCTCCACTCGGTGTCAATCGACGCCGAGGAGGTCAGGTGGATGGAGGCCGCGAATGGCTGATTGGCTCCGCGAGTTCGACGCCTCGTACCGATTCATGCGCGTGAGCCGCGCCACGGGCGCGGAGGTCTCCGAGCTGGAGGGATTCGAGGACGGCGGCTCCATCTCCCGCAACCTCGACACCGACGTATACGAGAGCGCCTCGGCGACGTGCGAGGGCGGCCTCGACGTGGGTGCCGACCTCGTTCGCGTCTACCTGGACGCCGACTTCGGCGGCGAGGTGGAGCGCGTGGCATTGGGCACCTTCGTCCCGAGCGTGCCCAAGCGCGACGTGTCGGGCGAGGTGGACCGCGCCAGCGTGTCGATGCAGGGCAGGCTGTCCGAGCTGGCCGAGGACGCGTTCGACGCGCCCTTCTCGCTTCCTGCTGGCTCCGACCCGGTTGCGGAGGCTGCGGCGATATGCCGCGCGTGCGGGCTGGCCGTGTCGGCAGACGTGAGCGCCTACAGGCTCTCCACCGCGTGGACGTTCGGCCTGTCCGAGACGAGCGACGGCGAGGGCGGCAGCAAGCTCCGCGCCGTCAACGCCATGCTCGGCATCGCGGGGTTCGCGTCAGCCGTCACCGACCCGATGGGAACCGTGCTCATGCGCAGGTACGCGGAGCCGGAGGCCAGACCCCTTGCCGCCGAGTGGCGCGAGGGCGCCGACGCGAGGTTCCTGGACGAGTGCGTGGACGAGCGCGACGCCAGCGGCGTGGCGAACGTCGTGCGCGCGGTCTACGAGACGCCCGAGGCGACCGTCATCGGCGTTGCCGTCGACGACGACCCGGGCAGCCCGTACTCCACCGCAGCAATAGGGCGCAGGCGCGTCAAGGAGTACAAGTACGACGACGAGGTTACGCAGGCCGAGGCCGACGCCGAGGCCGCGAGGCTGCTGGCTGAGCAGGCGTCCGTGACCAGGCGCGTGACCGTCTCGCACGTCTACGCGCCCCACGTGGCGTGCTACGACGCGGTCACGTTCGCATACCGCGACATAAGCGGCAGGTTCGCCGTGCGCACGCAGGAGCTGAGCCTCGGGGCGGGCTGCATGGTCCGCGCCGAGCTCAGGAGATTCGAGAGGGCGGCGAGATAGATGGATGTGAATACGACGCTGCTGGCCGTCGGCGACATGATCTACGACGGCTCCGCGCGGCCCGCCGTGCCCGTCCCGACGGTCAGGTACGGCGACGTGCTGGCCGTCGGCGAGAGGACGATGGACGTGCGCGTAGGAGGGGCGAGGCTCGACGGCCTGCCCATGATGGCGCACTGCGCGGGGGCGTCGGTCGGGGACCGCGTGCGCGTGGTCACGGTCGGCGCGGAATCTGTCGTCGACGGGATACTGGCATAGGAGGTCATGCATGGCTAATACACCAGCTAAATTCTTGAAGGACGTCGCGGGCCAGGTCTACGCCGTCGTGGTTGACGGCGTGGTCTACGGCATCGCGGGAGCCGACGGCCAGGCCGAGGCCGAGCGCAAGGCCGCTGAGTCCGAGCGCGTGACTGCGGAGGAAGCGAGGGCCGCTGCGGAATCGGCCCGCGTGAGCGCCGAGAACCAGCGCGAGATCGACCAAGCGAAGAACAACGCCGACCAGGCCGCCAACAACCAGGCCGCGCAAGGTCTCATCGCCGTCCTTCTGACGGACGGCCAGTACGACCCGACCACGCGAGAACCCACCGTGACTGGCGAGGTCGGCAAGATGTACATGGTGCCGTCCGGCCTCAGCGGCAGCGAGAACCGCTACTACGAGTGGATGGTGCTGAACGGCGAGTGGGAGCGCGTGGGCACCACGGACGCGGCCATGGAGCCGTTGACCACCGACGAGGTGGACACCGTGGCTGGCGGCGGCACCGTCACCAACAACAAGGTGCTGACGGGCACGGGCCTTACGTACATGTGGGGGAAGCTCAAGGCGGCTTTCGCAGCCCTTGGCCACAAGCACGACGCGTCCGACATTACGAGCGGCGCGCTGCCAATCTCCAACGGCGGCACCGGGGCGGCCACGGCGGCGGAAGCGCTCGCCGCGCTCGGCGTGACCGTCGGCGAGGCCGACGCGCCGGAGACGGGCGCTCCCGGCTCGGTCTACATCAAGATGCTCTAGGGGGTGCGCCATGGCTCATTGGGAAGGCGGGGTGTGCCAGCGCACGGGAAGGACCGTGTGCAGCCTGGACGCCACCGTGACGAACGCCAACGACATGCAGGCCACGGTGAGCCTCACCGGCTACTCGTGGTCGGACATCGTGGACGCGTGGGGATTCGACCTGTGGGTCGGGAACGGCACCGTGCTCGGAGCATCCGGCGTCAACGGAGAGAGCAAGACGCATCCGAGATGGTCGACGACGACCAAGGTCCCGAGCGGGGGCCTCAAGCGCACCGTGACCGTGCCGCGCGCCTGGGGGGAGGACACGACGCTCGCCGTGTGGTGCCGGTACAGCGACTCCAACCCGGTGAAGTATCACGGCAGGCTCGACGCCTCCGTGACGATCCCGCGCATGACCTCCCCGGTCCATGCCGTGAGCGCCGTGGCGGACAAGGCCGCAGTCCTGCCCGGAGAGCCCGTGTCGCTGACGATCACGGACTCGAATGGCGCCAGCAAGGCGTTGATGGACCACTTCGAGATCTGGTGCGGCGGCAAGCTTGCCGCGAAAGGCGCGACCGACCACACGATCAACCGCAGCGAGACCCTATCGATCGTCCCGAGCGACTACGCGCCGGGCGGCGGCGACCTCGACATCATAGTCAAGAGCGTGCACGAGTGGTACGGGACCTACCCGGAGGCGTGCGCGACCGTGACGGTGCGCGTCTGCCCGCCAGTGACCGTGTACGACGGGACCGGCGCGGCGAGGGTCGGCGCGGTGACCGCGTACGACTCGGCTGGCGCGGGCCGCAGGTGCGTGCCGAGCGCGTACGGGCCTGACGGGAAGGTGAGGGCGTGTACGGGATGACACCTGGCGAGATCACGGCCGCGGTAAGCGTCTCCATCGCTGTGGCCACCTTCCTTTTCGGGCGGCTCACGGCCATGAGGGATCAGGTGAGCGACAAGACGCGCATGAGCGAACGGCTCGACCGCATCTGGGAGACGTGCAGCGACACCCGCGACGCGGTGCGCGAGATGAGCAGGAAGCTCGACGACCACTCAGAGCGGCTGGCCCGCGTCGAGCAGCAGGTGCATGCGCTGGCGGCGCGGGTGGAGCGGGTCGAGGACAACTGTGACGCACGGCTCCGCACGGGCGGGACCGATTAAGGAAAGGAAGCTTTCACATGGACGAGTACAGGGACTGGGCCGTCGCGGCCCTCACGCGAGCGGTGAAGACGGCGGCGCAGACGGCCGTCTCGCTCATCGGCACCGGCGCGGTCGGCTTCACCGACCTCGACTGGCTGCAGATCGCGAGCGTGTCCGGCGTCGCCGCAGTGGTGAGCCTGCTCACCTCCGTGGCGGGACTGCCGGAGGTCGCGGGCGGCAAGAGCCCGCTCGCATCGACCACGAAGGAGGACTAGATGAGCGACGAGAAGACGCTGCCGGTCGACGAGACCGGCGAGAGCCTGAGCGAGGAGACGCTCGGGCACCTCGACGGGTGCAAGGGGGAGGAGGACTAGCATGGACTTCAAGGGACTCCACGCCGACGTCAACAAGTGGCTCTCCAAGCACTACACGCCGGGTCGCCGCGGACGCAAGATCCAGTACATCGGCATTCACCACAACGCGGGCAATTTATCCGTACAAGGCTGTTGGAACGTCTGGCAGACCCGCCAGGCGTCAGCCCACTACCAGGTACAGAGCGACGGCGTGATCGGCCAGCTCGTCCATGACTGCGACACGGCTTGGGCGCTCGGCGACTTCGACGCCAACTGCCGAAGCATCAACATCGAGCACGCCGACATCAGCTCCAATCCCTGGCGCATCTCGGATAAGTGCCTCGAGTCCGGCGCGCACCTCGTGGCCGCGCTCTGCCTCGCCTACGGCCTCGGCCGTCCCCAGTGGGGAAAGAACGTCTTCCCCCACAGCCATTTCAGCTCGACCGCCTGCCCGGCCTCGCTGCAGTCCTCCCAGAAGGACGCGTACATGCGCCGAGCGCAGGAGTGGTACGACGCCATGTCCAAGGGCGGCAGCGCCCCGGCGGCCAAGCCGAGCGCGCCGTCCGGCACGGCCTCCAAGTACGCCGACTGCCGATGGCTCCAGCGAATCGTCGGCGCGACGGCGGACAACATCTGGGGACCCGACACCGGCGCGCGCGTGGGCGCGGTCCAGATGGCCAGCATGTACCACGGCACGCAGTTCCCCTATGGCGTGGAGTACGTCCAGAAGGTTATCGGCACCACGCCCGACGGCATCTGGGGAGTCAGGTCCAAGGCCGCGCACGACGCTATCGTCAAGCGCATCCAGGAGGGCTTCGGCATCAAGCAGGACGGCATCCTCGGCAAGGATACCGACGGCTGCATCCACGCGCTGCACCTCGCGAGCAACCACACGGTCTAATCGCGCAGCACAATCGCCTCCTCCTTTCGCCCCTCCCGGCCTCGTCCAGGAGGGGCGCTTTCCATGCGCCCGGACAGCCCGGACCGATTGCCAAATTCTTGCCATTCTTGCCAAAAATTGACAAAAATACAGGGCGTTTCAGGGCAGTTCAGTAAAATGAAAACGTCCCCTGAGCTGCGAGAACTCAGGGGACGCATCAATTCGACTGGCGGAGAGCTGGGTAGCTCCCCGCGGTGAAGCGGCGCATGCGCTCGCCCGCGGTCACGGGGCTCAGCAGCCCGCCGCCAACGCCCTCGACGATCGGCCCCTCGCCGGGGCCCCATGCCGCCATGCGCTCCGCCGCGTAGGCGCGCAGCGGGATGGTGCGCCGCGCGTTGCGGTTCTTCGGGTCGGTCTCGTGGGCGCCGCCCAGGCCCTGCGTGTAGGTCCCGCGCACCGTCAGCTCGCGCCGCGCCAGGTCGACGTCCTCCCACCGCAGCGCCAGGACCTCGCCCTTGCGCAGCCCCGCCTTCTGCGGCCAGTACACCTCGTCGACGAACTCCGCCAGCGTGATGCGCGCCGTGACGCGCCCGCGCAGGCGCTCCTTCTCCATGAGCAGGCGGGTCTCCGCCTTGCGGGCCTGCCCCTTCGTCTGGCACGTCTCGACGCGCCTGTCGCGCGAGCCGTCCCACTTCACGCCGGCCGTGACGTCGGCGACCCACTTGCCGCTCTTCAGCTTCCGGACCGCCATGATGTGCAATCACCTTGCCTTCCGTGTATTCGGTTGGTTCACACATGGCCTCGCGCAGGGTTGCAGCCCGTATGCGCGGGGCCTATTTTTCGTCTGCCTAGGCCCTCTCGACCCCGTCGGGCACCTTGACGCCCGGTCCGGCGATGAGCAGCTCCCTCCCCACCTTCGCGGACGCCGCGCTGTAGCCCACGTCGATGAGGTACCTGTCGAAGTCCTCGTAAATCTCGGATATGAGGGGGACGTTATCGTAGGTGACCATCCAGGGGAACCCGCAGCCGGCTATCTTCCCGGCGACCTCCCTGTGGTCGTCCTCGGTGTACGAGTTCTCGTACAGGCCCGGCCCCTTCACGACGTACGGCGGGTCGAAGTTGGCGAACAGCCCGTCCTCGCGCGCGAGGACGGACGAGATGAACTCGCATGCGTCCATGTTGTACAGGTCGATATCCGCCGAGTGGGCGGCGATCGCGCGCACCTTGTCGCAGAGCGGCCCCTTGTTGAAGCGCGCCGAGATGCCGAACTTCCCCTTCTGGGACATGCCGCCGATCGGGCCGCCGCGCAGTATGCCCGACCTGTTCGCCCTGTTCAGGTAGAAGGCCGCCTTGCCGAGCTCGAGCGACGGGGCGCTGGAGGAAAGGTAGACCTCGCGCTGGGCCTTCCACTCGGGAATGCTGAGTTCCGCGCCGTCGATGAACGCGCACAGCTCGTCCGGGTGGTTCACTATCGCGTCCCACATGCTGTAGACGGCAGGGCCGATGTCGTTCAGGATCACCCTGGAGACGCGCCCGAGCAGCAGCAGCTTCATGGCCAGGCCCGCCCCGCCGCAGTACGCCTCCGCGTAGGTGCAGCCCCCGAGGCCGCTCTCGGCGATGATGGAATCGACCAGTGGGAATATCTTCGACTTGCCGCCGGGGTACCTGATCGGCGTGTATGTCGTCGGCATCGGCGCACCTCCTCTCGCTGTGCAGCTCCTAGGTTACTCGCTGTCGGCCCTCTTGGCCATAGCTTCGACCCTTCTGATTATCCGCTCGACGCGGGACAGGAAGTCGTCGGCAAACCTCTCGCACTCATCTTGGTGCTGGGCCTTCCATTGGTTAAAGCCGTCGGTTCCGTTCTCTCCGAGTCCGCCTCTCGCCTTCTCAGCCCTGAACCACTCTTTGTCAGCCCTGCGCTTCTTCTTTTTGTCCTCATAGTGATCCTCGTGCGACTCCTCGTACGAGCGTATGAACATCTGCCTGCTGTAGCGGTATGCTGACTCCATGGAGGTCCAGAACTCCCCATCGTCCGGGAGCGTCGACAAAGCGTCGTAGATGGCCATCTCCGGGTTCTTATCGCCAGTTGGCAAGACGCACAGGCGCCGCGAGCCCTTCACTTTCGCGTTGGCGTCCTTAGTCGCGTCGCCATCCACGACGAACAGGTCATTCTCGAGAGACGGGATGTCTCGAATTGCCAGTTCGGCCAGCTCCCCACAGCTGAGCCCAGCCGAGATAACGTTACATTTCGAGTAGGTCCTGGCAGGCAGCACCTTCTTGAGAAACCACTTCGTCTCATCGTCCTCGCACAGGACCTCTACTTTCTTCTTCGGAGATCGCTTCGGCATCCTGACCGAGAGGTCCGCCTCGATGTCGAGCTCGCTCGGGCGGTCGACCTGTTCGATCCCGCTGTCCCTCCTCCTGAGGTAGACGACCTCGACGCGGTGCGCGACCTCCTCCTCGTCCGTCATGGCCCCGGCGTGGACGCGGCCGAGGGTGAGCAGCGGGACGGTCGCGGAGGACGGGACCACGGGCATGGCGCCGTCGGGGAGGACAGGCGCACAGCCAGACAACTGCGAGGCAAGGCCATATCGCTCCGACTTTATGTCTTCGGGCTCAATGCCAAACAACTCAACCATCTTTGAGATGTGGCGGTCCCTAACCGTCATCTTGTCTGTCTCCCAGCGATGGACCGATTCTCTGGTGACGCCAAGCTTTTCAGCAAGTTGGTCTTGAGTCAGGTCATATTTCTCGCGTAATGCACGGATGTTTGAGCCGATGCCCATATCTACCTCCGATTTAAACGTCTCTTATTAGAATTATTACGACTCTTTCTAAAGTTGCAAATAATCTTTTGAGTTCGCTATTGATTCTTGGGTATGTGACCGTTATACTTCTACTTGGAAGGAGGGGCCAATGGAAACTTACGTTAGTAATCAGACCGTGAAGCTCGCCCGTATTGCAAGCGGGCTCAGTCAGACACAAGCTGCTGGCCTGCTGGGTATCTCTCTTCCGACTTATGCAGCGCGAGAGAAGCTCCCGATGTCATTCACTGTTGGCGAGATGAAAATTCTCATGGACGGCTTTTCGGTAGATGGCAAAGCTCTTATCCGAGCTTTCATTACCGGTATTTTTTTGGCCTAGTATGCGGCGTTTAACGTCAAGGAGGAGCCCACGAAGCAGGAGCTGCCAGCCGGATCCAAGGGCGCCATCAGCGAGCCGACCGTGTATGACGTCATCGAGTCGTGCAAGAGCCTCAGGCGCAACTACGAGGCGCTCGACTTCAAGCTCGACCACCTGACCAAGGAGGTCATCCGCATCAAGCGCCGAGAGGGCGTGCCGAGATGGCCGTTCTTCGTCGGACTCGCCACGCCCATCTTGCTCACGGCAGCATGGAAATTGCTGCATCTACTGCTCGGCTGACGAGCGCGCCCATGGCCAAAAATCACCTCCCCTTACGGGAAGCCTAACACGCCAAAAGGAGGAACCCATGGAAGACAAGGAGCCCGCATCGGGCATCCCGTCCGGCACCTGGCCCGTGCCGCCGGGGCTGCCGCTCTACGTGAGCGTGGAGCGGGCCGCCAAACTCGCGGGGATAGCCCGCGACCGCATGTACGAGTACGTGAACAGCCGCGCCGACCCCATCCCGCAGATGAGGGCGGGCAAGGGCAGGACGCTCATAAGGACGTCCGCGATACCGGAGTACCTGAGGAGGAGGGAGACGGCGTGATGGAGGTGGACAGATGGATGAGAGAGCGCTGCGAGGCCTGATCCTGCTCGCCTCGGGTGGCCTCCTCATGGCTGGCATCCAGCTGTTCGAGATGGCGGTCATCGCCGTCGCGAGGGCGCTTGGGTGCTGCTAGGAGGTACGCGTTGAAAGGCAAGGGAAGGCACTACGTGCTGCCATCGGACGTGAGGCTCGCGAGGGAGCGGCGCGTCTTCGCCTCGGGCTTCGCCTGGGGCGCGCTCACGGCGCTGGCCGTGGCCGCGGCGCTCGCGGCGGCCGTGCTGTGGGGGCTGTGATGGGAAGGGAGGCGCGGAAGGCGTGAGGCAGTGGTCCACACGCGAGCTCAGATACCTCGGAGAGCACGCCGGGGACGGCGCGAGGAACATAGCCAGGGCCCTCGGACGCTCGACCGATGCGGTGAAGTGGCAGGCGCGCAACTGCGGCATCTCGCTGCGGCGACGCTGGCAGTGCCCCAACTGCGGGCGCATGACCTTCAAGCCGCTGAACCGGGTCACCGGCTGGTGCGTCGAGTGCACCAAGGAGCTTCACATGTCAGACCTCAAGGAGCAGGTCGACGCGATGAGGGAAGAGGCCGCGAGGGCGAAGAGGAACGACCGCGAGCGGCAGCGCCATTATTCGGCCAAGAGCCGAGCGAAAAAAGTTTCAAAAAAGCCACCCCAAAAGCCACACCAGGATTGACCTGCGAAAACAATGAAATGAGAAGGATATGCAGACCGAAAAGAAAGCGAGCGCCCCCAGCTTCCACACATCGGGCCGCCGGTGCCCGAGGGCGCAAGGGCAGCTTGAGCGCTTCACCTTTTCCATCCCCGGGAAGCTCCCCAGCCTGAACGACTTCATCCGGGTCGAACGCGCCAACCGGTTCGCCGCCGCGAGCCTGAAGAGGAGGGCGCACGAGCAGGTGCTCGCCGCGCTGGGGGAGCACCCGATCTTCACCGAGCCCGTGACCGTGCTCTTCGCCTGGTACAGGCCGGACAAGCGCACCGACAAGGACAACGTGGCGTTCGCAAAGAAGTTCGTCCTCGACGCGCTCCAGATAGCGGGCGTGATACCGAACGACACCTGGAACCTGTGCACCCCGTACGACACCGCGTTCGCCATCGACAAGGCGAACCCGAGAACAGAGATAACCATAACGACCGACGAGAAGACGGGAGAGACCCATGGATAGGGAACAGGACGCGCAGGAGGTCGAGGCCGAGGTGATCGAGAACGAGGCCACCACACTCGAGGTGACATACACCGAGGCGACGATCGCGTCGAACTTCGATGCGCTCGAGGCCCACGTGCGCAAGGTGGTGTCCGAGTACGACGGCGCAGTCTACGACCTCACCAGCGCACAGGCCGTCAAGGAGGCCAAGCACGACCGCAGCTACCTCAACGGCATCAAGAAGGAGATCGACGAGCGCCGCAAGGCCGTGAAGCGCGAGTACAGCAAACCGCTCGACGCATTCGAGAAGCGCTGCAAGCGGATCACGGCCATCATCGACGAGTCCTCTGATGCCATCAAGGCGCAGCTCGACGAGGCCGAGCAGGCGCGCAAGGACGCGCTCTACTCGCACCTGCAGCAGCACTACGAGGAGTTCGCCGGGCTGCTGGTGCCCGTCGTGCCATACGAGCGCCTGCACGAGGACCAGTGGCTCAACAAGACCTTCGGCGAGATAAAGGCGCAGCAGGCGCTCGAGGCCAAGGTGTCCGACGTGGCCCGAGACTGGGAGACGCTCAAGGCCCAGCAGGAGACCATGCCCCACTACGCCGACGCGGAGCGCGAGTTCTTCCGCACGCTCGACCTCGGAGCCGCCCTGAACGCGGCGCGTTTGGCCGACGAGGAAGACCGACGCATCGCCGAGCTGAAGGCGGCCATGGCGCCAGAACCCGAACCGGAACCGATGCCGGAACCAGAGCCTGAGCCGGTCGAGATCCCCGAGCCTGAGCCGATGCCCGCGCCAGCGCCAATGCCCGCGCCCATGCCGGCACCGACGCCCGCGCCGGTCGCCGAGCCTTTGGAGGCATGGACGGTCGAGGTGCCTAGCGCGACGCGATCGCAGATGGAGCGCCTGGCATCCGTGCTCAAGGCGCAGGGGATCACCGGAAGCATCCGCCGGGGCACGCCCGCCCAGGTGTCAGCGAGGATGGAGCTGTAGATGGCAGAAGACAAGCACATGACGCTGGCCGAGGCCGTGGCCCGGGTGCAGCGATCCGTAGTTGTGCCTAAAGCACGCTACAACGCCCACGGCAACTTCTACTACCGCTCGATGGAGGACATCGTGGCGGCGCTCAAGGAGCCGTGCAAGGAGGCGGGCATAGCCTTCACGCTCAACGACAGCATCGAGCAGATCGGCGAGCGCTACTACGTCAAGGCCACGTGCCGCCTGTTCTTCGAGGACGGCCACGGCGATTCCCTGGACGTTACGGCCTACGCCCGCGAGCCTCTGAGCCAGAAGGGAATGAACGAGGCGCAGGTCACGGGCAGCGCATCCAGCTATGCCAGAAAGTACGCGCTCTGCGGAGCGTTCGACATCGACGGTACCTCAGACCCCGACACGCTCATGGGAACCGAGAAGCCCGCCGAGAAGGAGCCGCCCGAGTTCGGCCAGTTCGTCGCGAAGTGCAAGAGCTGCGGCACTTCCTACACCTTCGAGAGCCGTCAGCAGTACGAGCAGTTCAAGGCCAACCCCGGGTGCTGCCCGTCCCCCGCATGGCAGGTCGTGTAGGCGATGCAAGACCTCTACGCCGAGCGCATGCGGCTCTTCGACAGGCTCATGGACGAGCTCCAGGCGCTGCGCAACAGCGGAAGCCAGTACGCCGAGAACGAGGCCGAGTACCGCAAGGCGCTGCGCGTCGCGATCCTCGAGGAGCGATCCAAGGGAACGCCCGTGACGGTGATAAGCGACCTCTGCCGAGGCCGGAATGACATAGCCGAGCTGAAGCAGCGCAGGGACTGCTCCGAAGCGCTCTACAAGGCGAGCCAAGAGGCGATAAACGTGTACAAGCTCAAGATCCGAACCGTCGACGATGACATAAAGCGCACCTGGTCGAACGGGACGGGCGAAGGGAGTTACTAAATGTCGATCAACCGAGTGAACATCAGCGGGAACCTCACCCGCGACCCGGAGCTGCGCGTGACACAGGGCGGCATGCAGGTGCTGGGCTTCGGCGTGGCCGTCAACGACCGCCGCCGCAACCAGCAGACGGGCGAATGGGAGGACTACCCGAACTTCGTGGACTGCACGATGTTCGGCAACCGCGCCGAGGCCGTGGGCCGCTACCTCTCCAAGGGGACGAAGGTCGCGATCGAAGGCAAGCTGCGCTATTCGAGCTGGGAGAAGGACGGCCAGCGCCGCAGGAAGCTCGAGGTGATCGTGGACGAGATCGAGATCATGAGCAGCCGCCAGCACGCGGAGCAGGGCAACCCGCCCTACGTCGCGGAGCGCACGCAGGCCTACGCGCCGCAGCCCGCGCCCCAGTGGTCCGCGCAGCAGGCGTACCGGAACCCGCCCGCGACGGCCCCGCAGCGGCCCCAGGCGCCCGCCCAGGCCCCGCAGCAGCCCCAGGCGCCCGCCCAGGCCCCGCAGGCGGCCCCGCAGGCGGCCCCGCAGGCCTACGCGCCGCAGCCGGTCCAGCCGGAGCTCTACGACGGCGACATCCCGTTCTAGGGGACGACGGCATGCGAACAGGAATCGGAGGTGAGGACGATGGCGGATGAGAAGCGGATGAACTTCTACCGCACCTTCTACGACCTCACGACGCTTCTGCCGGAGGCCGAGCGCAGGAAGGTGAACACGGCCCTTCTCGATTACTTCTTCGAAGGCATCGAACCGAAGGGTTTGAGCGAGAGCGGGATGAAGGTTTTCAGGGGCTGCGAGGGGCGCGTTTCGAAAAGCAGGACGAACGCAGCGAACGTGGCTAATCGGTACGGCGATTCGAAGCCTACGGACGAGCCTACGAATGGTGATACGAACAACTCTGCGGACGATGCTTCGGACGCTCCTACGGAACCACTCCCAGAGAGAGAAAGAGAAAGAGAAGTAGATAAGGAAGGAGCTAAGGAGAGAGGAAAAGCGGCGCGCTTCCGCGCCCCCTCTCCCGCCGATGTCGCCGAGTACGCCGAGCAGTTCGCTGCGGACAAGGGCCTCGACCTCACCGCCCTCGACTTCGACCCAGAGCGGTTCGTCGACTTCTACGCCCAGAAGGGCTGGATGGTCGGGCGATCGCACATGAAGGACTGGAAGGCCACGGTGCGCAACTGGCTGCGCACCTCAAAGCCGAGGAACGGAAGCGTGAAGGAGGTACCGGACGATGGATTCTCGGCATACGACTGAGTGCCCGCACTGCGGCGCGGCGCTCAAGGCCCGCTACACGCAGCTGGGCACCAGGCGCCTGTTCTGCGGATACGAGCAGTGCGGGTGCCCGGGCGCCGAGGCCGAGCGCGAGGAGGAGCGCCGGGCCGAGGCGGAGGCCGCGCGCAAGGCGGTTCAGGACAAGGCCATGCACGACTGGAAGCGCGCCGGCGTGCCCGAGCGCTACATGAGCCTCGACCACCCGCTGGCCGCAGAGATCGCCGACGGCATGGAGCGCGGCCAGTGGGTCTACCTCTGGGGCGACGTGGGGACGCACAAGACCACGTGCGCCGCGGCCGTGGCCAAGCGGCTGGCGGGCGGCGGGCGGCCGGTGCTCATGGCCCCGATGTACCGCATCCTCGACGAGATCCAGCGCAGCTTCCACGAGGGCGGCGACCCGCTCAAGCGCTACGCCGAGGTGCGCTACCTGATCGTGGACGACCTGGGCAAGCGCAGGCCCACGGGCTTCGTGCTCGACAGCCTGTTCAGCCTGATCGACCAGCGCTACTCGGCGATGCTGCCCACGCTGGTGACCACGCAGTACAGGCCCAGCGACCTCGTGCGCAGGCTCGCCGAGCAGGGAGACCCCGACACCGCCAAGGCCATCGTGTCGCGGCTCAGGGGCGGGGCCAGGGTCGTGCACTTCGACGGCCCGGACGGG